GCCATGACCACTTCTTTTTGCTCTAGTTGCCCTGCCTTTTTTAACTGAATCTTCAACATTTTGTTTTTGTGTTCCGAGACTTAAATGTGAAATTTCAACACAAGAAGGATTGTCACATGAGTGCAGTAATGAATGGAAACAGCGCGTAATGCGTAGATTTGCAACTGAGCAAGGCGTTAAAAAAGCTGATGTATGGCTAGGCTTTACGATAGACGAAATGAAGCGCGTAACGCAACCAATAGGCAAATGGCAAAACAAATATCCACTAATTGAACGCAGGATGACACGGGGAGATTGTATTGCTTTAGTTGAGCGTATGGGTTGGCCTACCCCACCAAGAAGTAGTTGCTGGATGTGCCCAAACAAAACAAGCCATGAATGGGGATGGCAAAAAGTACATGCGCCAAGTGATTTTAAAAAGGCGGTAGATTTTGAAAAAGAAATACAAAAAGTTGACAGTGAGTTATGGCTGACACAAACAGGTAAACCATTGAGCGAGTATGACGCAACAAAAGCGCAGGCTGATATGTTTGATACGGCAAGATGCACAAGCGGTATGTGTTTTGTATGAATTATTTAAAAAATAAACTAAATGTTTAAATACGTCACCATTAAAAAGTTTGAGGAAATGACTGGTTATTCAGAGGCAGCCACTCGCACAAAAATCAGAGATGGTGTATGGTTAGAAAATAAAGTTTGGGTCAAGGCATTAGATGGCCATATTTTAATTAGCGTTGAGGGGTATAACGAATGGGTAGAGGTAGCAGCGGCATTAGGCATGCGTCAGAAACGAGCTACGAAATCACCTTTAGCTATCGTGGGCAAAGGTGCCGCGAACGAATCAAACTCAAGCCCTGCCCCGCTAATGACAAGCGCATAAGCAACCACTTAGGCGCAATTTTAGACTCTATTGATAAAGGCGTTTTTGATTACAGCATTACATTTCCAAACTCACCTCGTAGATTATTATTTATAGATCGTCAAGGTGAAGCTCAACTGCTAACCAACTATTTAGACACATGGCTGGTTAACCAAAAAAAACACTTAAAAGCATCCACCTTAAAAGACTATACCAAGATCGTTAATAATTTATTGGTGCCGGCATTTAAAGGTAAAAACATATCAAACATTAAGCGTGTTGATATAAAAACATGGTTATCAACACTTACATGCAGTAATAAGCGATTATCAAATATTCAAAGTGTTTTGCGATCTGCTCTGCAAGATGCAGTGGAAGATGAAATCATTGAAACTAATCCAATGTATGGCTGGACTTACGCCAATAAAGAAATGCTTAAAAAAGGCTACATCATCGAGCCATTTAGCGTTGAAGAGCAAGAGGCCATTTTAAAATCAATCGATGGCCAAGCGCACAATATGATTAAGTTCTTTATATGGACAGGCCTACGCACCAGTGAGCTAGTTGCATTAGATTGGGATGATATTGATTGGCATCGCGGCACAGTAATGATTAGCAAATCACTAACTCAGGCAGCAGAAGAGTTTGAATTGCCAAAAACTAGCGCAGGCAATCGTGAGGTAAAACTATTAGAGCCAGCACTCCAGGCGCTTAATGAACAAAAGAAATATACAGCACTCAAAAATAAAGAGGTATTTCAAAATCCACGCACGGGTGAAAGGTGGACAGGTGATCAGGCAATTAGGCACGGCGTATGGACCCAAGCTTTAAAACGCGCAAAAGTCAGATATAGAAGGCCATATCAAACACGCCACACCTATGCAAGCATGATGCTTACGGCGGGTGAATCAATCGCATGGCTTGCGCAGCAAATGGGCCACTCTGATTGGGGAATGCTGCGCAGGGTTTACGCCAAATATATTAAAGATTCAATACCAGATGCAGGAAATAAAGCCGTTGAAATGTTTGGTAAAAATGCTGGCATAAATGCTGGCAATCCCACCCAAATCCACCCCAAAAAACTGGCATAATTTGCCAGCATTGATTTTATAAGCGGTTGATTTATATATAAATTGCTGGCGGAAGGGGCGGGATTCGAACCAGCGCTTCACCGCGTGGCTATTAGTTTTGAAATAAATGCTGTCAAAAAGCTGTCTTGCGCCTACAAAAAATCAATATTTACATCATGCGTAAATATGGCAATTTGCGAAATTTCGCAAACTAGCAACTACTCAGGGCAAATGCACATTTTGCCCTTTAAACTGTCAATCTTATCAATCAGCGCGTTGTGCTTTATTGAGTTGCTGTTGCAGGTTTCAAAGTTGTCGGCTGCGTTGCTAAGGACTTCTTTAACGTCGGCGACAAGGTTTTCATCTTGGCTGGTTTTTCTAGTAGGCTCGGTTCGATTACTATCGGCACCGATGATTGAACGGTTCCACAAGCTGAGAGATTCAGCATCAAAACAAATGCGATTATCATCTTTAGCTGCAATTTCTTTGTAAATGGTTTTATAGACAACTTTTGCCTCACTTTCCTGTTTTTGCTTGGTTTCAATGATTTTTTCGGTTTTTTCTGCGAGCGTACGGCTGGTTTTTATTGCTTGGTTGATACTTACCCCTTGGCTGGCTTTAAATTTCCAGCCGTGTATTTGCCAGCCTGCAGCTGTGCCGGCAGCAAACACTAAGCCAATGAGCAATAATTTGATTTGCCAACCTAAACCGCCGATAAAGTTGAGTGGGTTAAACATAATCATCACCCCACGTAAATTCTGGCAGGTCTATTGTTTGGCCAGCAAGTTCATGCGTGCAATCGCTTAAATATTGGATACGGCCATCAGTCACAAATGAATGACAGACGTCTGTAACATATTCGCCATCAAAATCAACGGGCGCTGGATTTGCGTTTGAATAACCTTTGGGATGTGTATAGGTCACTAAAACAGAGGGTGACAAGGTTGGCTTGTCAACATCACCATTAAAAGACCATTGCTTTGATAAGTCGGCGTTGACAATGTGCGCTTGTTTACACCCTAAACAGTAAAAGGCTAATGGCGATGTGCCATTATGCGATTTAAACTCTATATCAATTTTAGACACAATGCTCCTCCAGTGGCACACATCCGCCTTTAATCCATTCTGCGACATCAAAGCCTGGGCAAATCTTTATCCACTCATTGCGCTGAATAATGCCATCACCATTTAAGTCTGGCGAATAATCGCGGTGGCCTTTAATACTAATGCCTGCGTCTTTAAATGCCTTCAGCATGCCTGGCACATCGGCAATCAACTTGCCAAATATCTGGCTGGCCAACATAATCAAAACCGCGCGCAGTGATTCCCATTGAACGCGTTTAAATTTATCAGTGCCCACCATGCAAATGCCGATGGATTTGGCATTACTGCCTTGCACATGCGCGCCAATCTCTTCCAGCCCCCTGCCCGTTTTAATCGTGCCATCCACCTCGATGACAAAGTGGTAGCCAATGCTGCGCAGCTCAGGGTTAAAGTTTCGGCGCGCTTGGCTATCGCGCTTAAAGCCCCGCGCTAAATGCGCCACATCGAGTGATGCAATGCTGTACGGTTTGCCATTCGGCGTGGCGGCACAGTGAATCACAATGGCATTAATAGTGCGTTTCAATTTAATCCCCTATCCTGTTTTTAAACTGCCCTGTAAAGCGTGCATATGTGGTTGGCCAGAGCCACAAACTAATAGCAAGGTCAGGCACTAGCCAAATTAAGCACACCACATCAGCCTGCAGCACTGCGTTAAAGCACACGCCAAGCAAGCCAACAAGCATGGCCATGCCGTATTTACCCAAGCGGCAAATCTTATCGCCCAGGTGCATTTTGTAAAATGCGGCAAAGCACTCTAAGGTGATGTAAATAGCAAATAACAAAAATATCAATGTTTGCATGGCTACACCTCATCCATCTTACGGTCGATTAACTTGCCGAGGCCAGTAAACAATCGCTCTCTAAACAGCATAAAAATCATGGCTGTAAAAAAGGCTAAGGGATAACTTGCACCATCGACATAGCGCTTTAAGTAATACATTGCAAACATAATGATGATGGCGCACAACAGCACCCACAGCACATTACCCACAAATCGGCTAATTAAATCAAAACGCGAGGTAATGGGCGCAGGCGCAGGCAAATAAGCCATGCCAATGCCACTACCTAGCACGGCACATAAAAACGTGACAATAAACTCAGGGGTAAAAATGCCAGAAACAATGGCCGCAATACCCACTACAAGTGGCGCGGCAGTTTGCGCGTGATGATCTGGTGTTAGCATTTATATTTTTACCTTTCTTTTTAGTTATTAATTGACATAAGTGAGCGCGCCCCATTGGCGCATTGCCATTTCAACCACAATGGCTGGAATGTCACTCGTCGCCTGGTGCTGATCATTAGCGTTTAAAATTCCATTCACGTACTCGGCACATTGGAATCTTTTGTTATTTTTTAAGTTTGTTTTAAAAATATACGCAAGCACCATCTGCCATTTACTTTCGTAAGCATTACCAATTTGTGCAAACGCCCACTCAATCGCGGAATCTTTTAACGGAATTGGGTTGCTTACCAAGTAAAATGGCAATGCCATTGATAATGGGAACATGCGAACGCCAGTGCTAACCGCTTCAAGCACAAAAACGCGGTCATGCACCACATAAGCAATCCCAACGTGGCAAAATTCGCTTTTTGTAAACATGCGCACTAAATGCAACTGCAAATCTTTTAAACTACCGCGCGCGGTGTGCGTAAACGCAAGCAAATCGCCAGTTTTAATCATTAAGCGGGCTTGGGCATAATTCATAGCGCGTCTTTTGCTGCCCATGATGCCTCAAACGTCTGGCCAACAAATGTCATAAGTGCGCCAGCCAGCGCAAATAGCTGCGCGCGATTTAACACATTAGTTGTATTATCTTTTGCGCGAATCGTCACTGTGGACGTTGGTGCCAAAAGACCTGTGCCATACGCTGATACATACGCGGTGATCTGCGCCTGAAAAACCATATCAGTGTGCCAAATCTTGCCATTCCAGCTTAATCCGCCCGCCAGTGCCTTTTCACGCGTGGCATTAATTTGGTCAATTGCGGCAGATTTAATTTCGTCTGGAGACAATACAACCGGTGATTGCATGGCATGCCAGCGATTAACAAATTTTCCAAACGCCATAAATCGACTTGCACCGATTGCCACGGGCTGGTTGGGTGCATTTTGATAATAAATGCTTCCCGTTCTTGTGGCCATGTTAAACTTGACTAAAGCAATATCAATCGGAAAATCGCCCATTGCTACAGAGTGAGAAACTCCATCTATCTCAATCTTCTTGGCGATATTGTCAATGCGAATTTGAGCCATGAAATTAGTTATTTCCGCTTGTAAGTTTTTTAACTTCTGTTGCCTGAATTAAAGCAGAGGTAATCTGCCGCCCTGTTGTTACACTTTCATTTCGCATACTCTCTACTGCAGCGCCAGTTTCGCGGTTGACTTTGCTGTTTTCAATCAGTAATACCGGCATCCATGCAATCGCACAATCGCCGTTATTCACCGTTTCACCCGTCTGTGGATTGCTGCCCATCACCGTGACCCAAAATCTGCATTTCACCAATTCTCCATCACGAATTGCGCCGTCTTCTACACATTCACCACCCAACATTGGGCATAATATTTTTGCATCTTTAGCCATTAGTTTTTGCTCGCTATAATAAAATCATTATATTTAATCGATGTCACAATGCCGTGTGAGTGAGCTCCACCACTACCCACAGAGCTTGTGGCTACACCTAATGCTTTTTCATTCACAGTAACGTCAGGAGTGAGTATTCTGCCAGCAGGCCCACTGGTGGCGCTGAGCACACCGTTATATGTGTGCGTATGTGCTGGAATATCAGCCGTAGTCAACGTGTGTGCAGCCGTAGCGGTTTGCCCATTAAATGTGCTAAATGCATTGGCTCCACCACTGCCAACTGATCCAGTTACAATGCGCATAATGCTGTCATTCAGTGCGGCAGTAGTATCTTTAGTCCAGCCGGTTGGTGCGGTTGTTTGGTTAAAGCTCATGCGCGTGCCAGAAGGAACCCCGCCTGCCACCTGATAACTTGGTGCGGCACCTGGACCATTAGATGTAAGCACACTGCCGGCTGAACCTGCCGCTAGCTTCGCCAGTGTGCTGGTGGTGTTAGCATAAAATATATCCCCAACCGTAAATGCCACATGACCTGTGCCACCTTTATTGGCTAGCACTATTGGCAATTGCGCAACTGGCAGTAGGCCGCCACTATCTAACTCTGCCAATCCATCTGGCACGCCTTTTGAGTCTTTAATGGCATTGACATTATCTGCCATTTGCTTAATATCAGCGCGGGCATTGCCAGGATTGTCGCCGCTGGCATCCATGTTGGTTGTATTAATAGATACTGTAGGCCATGTCATGTTAGAATCCTCTTAAAAATGCATCAATATTGGCGTCTGCCAATGTATTGCTTGCGTTGTAAATTTTTATGCGTGGTCCAATCGTGGAGTTTTTATCAATAATTTCATACGTCCATCCTGCACCTACATTTTGTAATGTCACCTGTACTTGCGTAATCACTAAAAATGGATTGCCAAATGGGATGCGAATATCACCCACGCCAATTCTGTTTGCGCCAGTTAAAATTGATGTATCCAAGTCATTTATTTCCTCAGTCAGCGAATTACCGCTTAATTGAATATTTAAGCTATACAGCACTGGCAAGGTGCCAGTGACGATGACCCGCACCTGAATATAACGCGCGCTGATTAACGCCCCTGCTACTGCCCAGCCAGAATAAGTAATATTGTCATCACTATGCTGCTCTTCAATTAACACCGCGCCATCAGCAATGGCGCTAATCAGAGGAACGGTTGGCACGCTAGAACCTAAATCTATCGTTGTATGCTGATAAGTAATGGAGCCTGCAGGCGTCACCGGCCATTGACTCCATGATGTCCAATCCGTTAAGTCAGACCATAGACTGGTGTCATTGGCGGTCAGATTTCCGGTATCGGTCTCAACAAAACAATTTGTCTTAGTACCAGGCCATCCGTAATTGCGCGGCAATTGATTAAAAATAATACCTGCCAACCGCTGGTCTGCAATGTCTGCAGTAATAAAGTTAGCATTTAATGAGCGGTTGCCAGAAGTATCCACAGCCTTAACAGCAAAAGTATAAATACCCGCATCAAGCTGGTTATATTCAAATGGGCTGGCGGTAATAAATCCGTCATGCATAGGCGCTAAGTCATTCCATGTATAAGACCCTGTGCCGGTTTTATAGCGAATTTCGTAACCTGCAAAATCTGGCGGCAAGCCAAGTGCCAGCGCCATATCAAACTGGCGCGTGCCATCAGGCTGTACGCTAATTAAAAAGGTTGAAACGTCAGCAGGCGGCACAGCGTAAGGATTGCCAATCCACTCTGCCCAATCCCCGCGCGACAAACCAACCGCAGCAACGCGCACATATACTGTGCCACGCTGCGCTGTAACTAATAGGTTAGATGTTGAAACATCGCCACGCCGTTGCCATGATGCGCCATTATCATAACTGGTCTCGACATAATAGTGATCAGCCCCTGCAGATGGCAGCCAATCAATGGCCAGCTGCGGGTTTGATGGCGTGCCTGATAGCGTCACGGATAAACCGCTGACTACTGGCCGCGTGATTTTTGCCGGTAGATTCCAATAACTTGACGCAGGCGGCATAGTGCCAGTATCTGCTAAATGCACAGCAGGGTCTTCATTGATGCATGAAATTTCAACTTGATGCGCAGAGCGTGGGCGCACACCTAAAACGCGTGCCAGTTTGCGGTATTCTTCACCTTTACCAAAAGTAAAAGAGGTTTTTTCACGGCTGTAATCGGTGTCAGGCGTAAAGTCTAAACTTGCCACCAATACCGGGTGATAATCATCCGCACCAGCTACAGCTTCCCACGGCCCTGAAAAACTGCCATCGCGTTTTTTAAAGCCAAAGTAATAAGTGCCAGCGTCAAAAGTAACTGGCTCAGATAATGTGAGCACCTGAGTGCCGGCGTTATAATCCAGCACATCGCCAGATACATTGCGCTGCATACGATCATGGGAAATGGCAATTAAATCACCAAATGTAGGAATAAATCCCTCCATCTCAGTGGTAAAGCTAATCACTTGCCTACGTAATCTATTCGATGCGGCCATTGTGATGCCTTCACGCCACGCATGTGCGGCACTGGTCACACCAAACAAGCTGACGGGGTAAGGGTTATCTGCCGAAAAACCAGGCAATGTAGCGTGAATTTCAAGCGGCTTCTGACGCACTTCATCAAAATATGTCACCACCACCGAGTCAGCAGTTTCATCACTTGGCAGCAAATATTCTACTTTTAAACTATTTCTTACAATGTTGCGTTGGTTAAATAATGCAACCGGCATAGAGGCTGCGCCATCTCGCGCTATGTGGTAAATGCCGCCCTGCATATAAGGCTTGGCACGGCCAGCGCGGGCAATCAGTGTGAGCACCTCCCACAGCACTTGCTTTTGGTCAAAAACTCCATCAAAACGGTCTCCACGCGCATCCAGCACAGCATCTAAAGCCAGCATTTGTGCTAAATCAATGCGTGAATCGGAAATCTTGCCGCCATAAGTGGCGCGTAAAGCATCTACAAATGCCCATACAATGCTACGTGTTTCCGTGTTTGCACTCCATGTGCTGCCATTCCAAACTGGCAGCTTTCGTTGCGCAATGCAGTTAATACGCCGCGCAGACTGCGATGAAATATTATTGGTGGCACGCATGCGAACTGCAATCAGTGTTAAATCGCCATATTCCTGTGCATCAGGAATATAAGCACGCAATGCCACCCAGTCAATCTCATGGCCATAGCGGCTATCAGTAGATTTAGTGTCTAACCGTGTTACCTTTACCTCATACCGCGCTGCAGTCACTGTGTAGCGGTACGATTTACGCTGTGCGGTGGCTGTAGCCGCACGCATAGTTTCTGTGCCTAATGTGGCCCATGTTCCAGTTGGCGCGCCGTAATCGTCCACCGTGCGTGCTTCAACTTTAAAAGTAGCAGAAATAGGATCAAGCCCGCCATCATCATTGGCGTAAAATAAGCCACGCGGCGCTACAATATCAAACGCAATGGCGTTGGTTTTAGTAGTTGCGGGGTTTGCAATAAATGGCCCAACGGCAACACTTGTTAATAGTTCTTGCCCAGAAACCTCAGTTGCGGTAATAACGTTAGAGGGGAATAGCGTCACCTTGCCGCCAGGCACTATTACCTCATAGCTTACTTCAGCAAAACTCGTAATAGCTGTATCTTCAATTTTTAAATCAGTGATAGCATACTCGCCCTGCCCAACACAAAATAACTGATACAAATACTGCTCATTGCCTGCGTACTCGGTATAAGGCTCTGCGGCAAAATCGGGGTAAATTAAATGCTTGCCGTACAATACCGGGATAGATTCACCTATGCGTGCGCTATTGCCCTGCGCTGCCAAATTATAAGTTGGTGATGCAGCCGCAGATGATTGTGCAGCGTGTGAGCTTGGCGCACGTGATTGTGGTATTAAAGCGTTAATTAAAGCGTTGCCAACAAAGCCAATAGCACTTTGCAGCAACATCATGCCCATTTCTGACATGATGCCAAGTGATGGTGCCAATACCCCAGCCGCATAAGGCGCAAACACTGCAAGCCCAACCATTAAAATAACTTTGAGCGGGTTAGAGCCGCCACCCCCTTGCGGTAACTGAATAAATGCGACTACGTCACCATCTTTAACCGTGCGCTGCCAGCCTTTATTGGCACGTAGAATTGGCTCACCATTTAAAATGCATACAAATGGCAGCGCAGTCGCTGGCGCCAATTTATCAAGGCGTCGGTGACGCCTGACCTGCACCACCTTTCGGTCTCGCGCATGGTCAAACGGGTTATTTGCATACACTACGGTTGCAAGCATCGGTACGCCCCTAAGATGTTGTAACCCATATGTTTTAAATTTGATAAATTAGTAAACACTACACCAATGCCACGCACGGCGTGCAGGATGCCGCCACCATCAGCATCAATCCACACCCCTACATGGGTTGGCTCTTTGCTTTGGCTCATTAATAAACAATCGCCTTCTCGCATGTTCGTTACAGCATGCCAGCGCAAACGCTCATTGCTAGTGCAAAACTCTTTAACGACCGAGCGAATATCATTGGCATCTACAATAATGGATGGCACATCAAGATTAAAATGCTGCTTTTGTACATAGCGCACCAATCCCCAGCAATCAAATGAGTGCGGCCCCTCATGGCCTGAGTGCCACGGCATGCCTAAATAATTAATAGCCCAATGCATTAGCGGATTAACCCAGGAAAACGTGCCGCCGTGTAAAGCTCAGATGGGAATGCCTTATTCGAAGCGTCACCAAAACTGGCGCGGGCCGTCACTCGAAAGTCATCAGCCTCAACGTGAATTA